TCATCCAGTGCGTCCCAAACAAACATGGAGTTGTGTGATTCATGTTCTTCTGAGGACAAGTGTTCCGAAGAAGGTAAGTGTATGGGTGAAGATGCTACTGCCAAACACGGCGGTCAGCACGGTCGTCCGGGTCGTAATGACCCACGCAAAACACCAGCCAAGCCAAGCGAACGGCGCAAAGGCAGCAAGCGTAATCCACCCGGCTCTGCTAAGGGTAAAGGTGGCAAGATTACATTTAGCAAGCAAACCGAATCTACTCTTAGAGAAATGGTGACTAAGCACAACGCTAAGAATGAGCGTAAGGTAACTCTTGGTATGCTCAAGGCTGTATATCGTCGCGGAGCAGGGGCATTCAGCACATCTCACGCACCTAACATGAGTCGTGGTGGATGGGCATTTGCACGAGTTCGCGCATTCCTATATCTGGTTCGTCGCGGACGACCAAGCAATCCTAACTACAAACAGGACAACGACCTTCTTCCTAAGTCGCACCCGCGAGCAAACGACATGGAAATGTATGAAGATTGGGGTATTTCTGCTACCGCAGCAGAATATCAAGGTCGTTCAGTAACTCTTAACAAACCATTCCGAACACCTAATCAGAAAAAGAAGTTTGGTGTGTATGTGCGAAATAGTGCTGGTCGTGTTATTATTGTCAGGTTTGGCGACCCTAACATGGAAATCAAGCGTGATGACCCAAAGCGACGCAAGGCGTTCCGTGACCGACACAATTGTTCCACAGCAACAGATAAGACAACGCCTCGTTACTGGTCTTGCCGTCAATGGCGCGGCGGCTCTCGTGTTGAAGCAGACCATGTAAAAGACCACGATGAAGAAGAAGAGAATAAGATTAGACGTTCAATGCGAAGAAATCTTAAAAGATACTGAATATTCTTAAATCATTCAGTGTTTCGGTAAATCTATGGCAATGATACGCCGAGATGTATTTGACAATCCCGGTGAGGCCACAGAAAGAGCGAAAGAACTCGGTCTTGATGGCATTCACTCACACGAAGAAGACGGTAAAACAGTTTTTATGCCGGGTAAAACCCATGAAGAATACATGAAAAAAACCGGTGGAAAAGACGTTGAGCAAAAAGTCGAAGGTTACAAGAAGAAAGAAGACGAGTATATGTCTGTAACTATTGACCTTGAAGTCGATGAGATGGAAGCGGTCGTTGAGGCTGCTACCGGCAAGTCAATTATTGAGTTGCGTGGTGTTGCATTCCATGAAGGATATAACAAGAATGGATGGTCACTTACACGCGAAGCAGCAGAGAAGGTCATTCCACAGATGATTGGCGCAGATGTCACTCTTAACCATCCTAAGACAAAGGAGCAGGGCGCGGGATTCACGCGCAACATGGATGGTGGCGTGGACGAAGCCGTTGTCGGCGTAGTTCGATACGCATCTATCCATGACCTGCCCGAAGGCAAGTGGGAAGTTCGATACGTTGCTCATGTAGTCCGCACAGAATTGTTTAACGCTCTTGAGTCCGGCCTTTGGAACCGTGACAACTATGGAGTTTCTATCGGCGGCACTGGTATTCCTGTATCTTCCTCAGAAGACGGTATTATCTTCGGTCCGAAGTTCCGATTCGACCACCTTGCGATTGTCCACAAACCAGCCTATCCTCGGGCTAATATCGAATCAGTCAAGCGAATTAAGCCTGAAACACAGCCAATGATGGCCGGTGAAACCCTTAAGTATGACTCACCACTTGAGCAGAATCAACAGCAGGTGATTGCGAACATGAGTGATGACGGATTCGATTATGAGGCCGAGAACGAGAATCTACACGGGGAGATTGAATCCCTTAAGGCAGACCTCGTTATGGCAAATGCAAAGGTGAATGAATATACGGCAGCAGAGGAAGCCCGCGCAGAAGAAGTTCGCGCAGGTCTTGTATCTGAGGCTGCTGAACTTGGAATGTCCGGTCATGAAGACCTGTCCGCTGACACTCTTTCTTCCCTTATCGCATCATGGCGCGAGGCTCACCCAGAGCCAGTGCCAGTTGAGATGGCCCCTGTTGCAGAGCCACAGGTTGCTTCCGAGCAGCCAGCAGTTGCATCTGCACAGCCACAGTCGGTCGTCGCTAACTACCTCAACGGTTCTCTTCTTGAAACCAGCGAGGACTCATATGCTCGCGCATGGAACGCTTGGGCTTCCGCTTGGAACCGCACACTAGCGGTTGCTGAGAAGGACCGCATGAGCGCACCTAACTTCACTGAAATGAAGGAGATGATTTGAAATGGCATACGGACAAGGCGCAGACCCACGAACCGCAACTTTGATAGACACTACCACTGTTAGTGGTCCCGGTTTCTTGCTAACTAACGATAGCACTAACAACAAGTTGGATTTGTGCGCTGCAACTGAGGTTCCACTCGGTGTCAGCGTAGCAGATTCTTCCCGCGATGCAGATAACGTTCTTGAAACAGCAAATGCTACTATCTCCTACTACCCATTAGGAGGAATGTTCTTACTTGCTTCTGATGCGGTGACTTACTCTCTGGGACAACTTGTCTACGCTAACAACGCTGGTCGCGTGACCAATGTTGCTGGCTCCAACAAAAAGGTCGGAATCTATGTAGGAAACGGTGAAACCGCAACTGCTGGCGACCTTGTTCCAGTAAGCACTACAACGGCGGCTGATGCTTGAAGGTGATGAAAAATGGCAAACGATACACTCGACACAATACTAAACGTAGAAGCGGCCGCAGGGCCTTTCGCACCGGGCGACCAAGTTCTTGAGCAGACGCTCCGTGACTTCATCCAACTACAATCCAACGTGATTTCCGTCGGAACAAAGGTCGTCGGAGTTCGCTCCGTCCCGTGGCTTGAGTTCAAGTGGTTCACTGGCGTGAACGGCTCATTCTCCTACCCCATCGACGATGTAGCAATCGTAGACCCAACCAAGATTGGAACTGCTAACTACACTGTCAAGTTGGAAAAGGGTCAGGGTCGATGCACTTTCCTCGACGCTGTTCGCCTACGCGGTGAATCCTTTGAGAACATCGACCGCCAGCAACTCGGTATTGTCCGCGCTCGCGCAGACACCATCGACAACCACATCCTAACGAAGTTGATGGCTGGTGCTGACAACTCCGCTGCTGCAACCGCAGTATTCGGTAGCGCAACTGCTGACGAAGAGAAGGACATCCTCGACGCTATGGATGACATCTTCGCTAACGCTCGTGTTCAGGGCGATGAGCCAATGGCTCTTATCCTCCCTGCTGACAAGCGCAGCGCAATGCTCAACACACAGTTGTTTGGTAACGTCGTAGAGTCAATGGCTGACCACCTACGCCGCGTTGCTAACCTAACTATCTACTACTCCCGTGACTTCGGAGGTAGCGGAGAAGCACTCGGTAACGATGCACTACTCATGATTCCCGGTGGAGAAACAGCAGAGTTCTTTACCTACAACGGACCCGGCTTCCAAGAGACAGAACTAACCCGCATCCCCGGTGTCGGTTTCGACTGGCTCCTAAGCGGCTACATGGGAAGCGTAATCCACGAACACCAAGACGGTGCTGCGGCTGGTAAGAGTCATCGCCTCTTCAAGATTACGGGCGTCCGCGCTTGATTCTTGGAGATACGATACTACTACTGAGGTGAATTAAATGGCACAAAACAGAAAGTTCCAGAACTTTGTCGAAAACAAATACATGGCTGATAACGCTGTGGGAACATCCGAAATTGTCGCTGATTCAGTTACCAACGCTAAGTTGTCTCCTGCACAGGCAAAGTCACTCGTGTTCCTATACGATTTCTCCACTCAGGCTGGCGCACAAGGCGCAATCACCATGACCAACACGGCTGGTGGCGCACAACAGATTCCTGACAACGCTGTTATCACAAAGGCAGTTATCGAAGTCGAAACAGCAGTTACTTCTGGTGGCTCGGCTACTGTCGCAATCGGAATCACAGGTAACACTGACGCATTCATTGGGGCAACCGCTGGTGCTAAGGCTAACTACACTCTTGGTGCTTGCTTAGACATGACTTACAGAAGCAGCAACGGCAACGACCTACCAATCAAGACGAGCGCAGCACGAAACGTGCTTGCTACGATTGGGACTGCTGACCTAACGGCTGGCAAGTTGCGTGTTTATGTTGAGTTCTACGAGGGCGCGTGATAGCGTGGACGAGTGGACTGACAAGAACGGCGATGTTTATCAGCGCGTTGAAGGCTCTCCTGACCACGCACCTGTCTACAAGGTCGTCACTAAGGCTAAGAAGGCAGCCAAGAAGTCACGCGCTTCTAAGAAGAAGGAGTGAGCCACATGGCTACTAAGGCTGGTCTTGCGAAGCAGTTGCGAAGCCGTGGTATTCCCGTCCCAAAGGACGGCAAGGTCGCGGATTATCAACACCGTTTGGACACATGGCTACCCGGTAAGGGTTACGTTGTGCGCTTGGCAAAGCCATCTTCTCGTATTGGCGACCTTAACCACCCAATCCATCTACTTAAGAGTAAGCAAGATGTGTATTGGCTCCCAAACAGTGAGATGGCACAACAGATTGTAGGGACGAGATTAGTGTTCGTCCTCGACAGAACCACGGAACCTTCAAAGGACACCGTGATAATAGACACACCGAGGGTTAGCGATGGCAGTCACAACGGCGCAGATTCGTGACCTTCTGAACAGGCCACGCGGCCTTAACGAAGGGACTATCAACGAGTATATCACAATCCGAACAGCGGAAGTGAACAAGAAGACCCGACAGGCTGATTTATTCGGCGTAACAGATACTTACGCTCCTGATACTACGGTCAAGGAGTCGGCAATTAAGTTCCTTGTGTGTGTGGACTGTCTCAGAGTGCTTATTGACACAATCCCTGCGGTTGTGCCTGAAAAGCAGCAGGGTGTTTCAGATATTCGTTTTAACAAGCAATTACAATCATTCCAAGCGCAAGCGGATTCCGCCCTTGCGCTCATAGCAGAAGCGGGAGGGACTGCATTCTACACGAGTGCATCTACTACCCGTGTTGGTGGAACCACGAGTGGAGCGCAGTTGGCCGGTTCTTTAGACCAAGACAACTGATAGAGAGGTCATTACATGGCAGATGTTGTATGGGCAGGGGGAACTTCTACTGCGGCGGGAACTGCGGCAAATTGGACTGGTGGCTCATTGCCCGGTTCCGGCGATGTTGCTGTATTTAGGACTGGTGCGACAAGAGATTGCGTGTGGGATGCGTCGGCTATTGCTTCCCTTCAAGGTCTAAAAATAGAAGATGATTTTAACAAAATACTCATATTTTCAGCCACAGGAACTCTTAATCTCACATCTGCTGGTCTAATAATTGAAAAGTCGGGAGCAATTTCTGTTACACATGCAAGTGGTTTTACGTTTGCCTTTTCGGGAGCATTACCCTTTACTGGCAACATAGAATCGTATGTTAAAATAGATTCGACCAACGACACCACACTCGATACATCATTTAACGGTATGTTTGTAGATGCGGCATCACGAACAGGTATGACATTTACCTTTGCCATACCAACTGGCGTAGATGTAATTATGGATGATGGTGTTTATCCCAACTTAACACTTAACGCCGCAAGTGGCACATGCTTCTTTGCTATGATTTATGGTGCGCCGTTTAACAATTATGGGCAAGTTGACATACGTAATTTTACTGCTGGAAATAGTGTGGAAGTTCGTAAAGCCGCAACTACTTATTTTCCCGTCACAAACGATTACCAAAAAGCATTTATTTTTAATGGCACTTTGACAATAAACACTGATTACTTTTACACATATCGCTCAAGTGTAACATATGTTCCACAAAGTGCAGCCACGTATAGGTTTCCTGCCGATGGAGAGACAAACTTTGGCGGAGGTGCTAACTTTTATGCACAACATTACGATGTAGTGATTGCACAAGGCGATGCTGCCGGAACTGCTTGCCTTCTTGATACTGGACACATTCTTTCGTGTAATTCTATTCGTGTTTTAGAAGGTGCAGTTTTAGTTGGTCCGGGGGAGCATCCCGGTAGTGAAATACGTTCGGTAAGAAGGCCAGTCATTGATGGCACATGGAACTTCGTGCAGGTCGCAGACGGCATTTATTCATCTAATGACCCTACACCTTTCTTCGGTGTGCCTCAAGGTGGCACAGGATTAACTACTACTCTTAAGAATGGTTTGTTGATGGGTAACGATATGAACGCCCTACTTACAGATGCAAACCTAACTTTCATCAATAGCATTCTTCACGCAGATGAAGGGTTGAAAATAAGCGAAGTTGCAGACCCTCCTGACCATGTGGCCGGAACAGGTATTCTATGGGTGCATGATGATGCGCCAAGCAACTTATACTTCACAGACGATGCAGGGAATGATATAGCACTAACTAATGGCGGTGCTGTTATAGGCGGTGGTATTACCGCGCTCACAGGAAACGTAACCGCCAGTGGTTCCGGCTCCGTAGCCGCTACTATTGCTGATGAGGCCGTGACATACGCCAAGATGCAACACGTATCAGCAACAAGTAGGGTATTGGGAAGAATCACAGGTGGAGCGGGTGATGTTGAGGAATTGACAGGTGCTAATATCCGAACTATTGCTAATGTTGAAGATGGAGCAGATGTAACAGACGCAACTAATGTTGCTGCTGCTGGCGCACTAATGGATAGTGAAGTTACTAATCTTGCGTTCGTAAAAGGATTGACTGGTGGGATTTCAAACGGAAATGTATTAGTCGCAAATGCGGCAGTAGTAGATGATGATTTCTTAAGAGTAGATGGAACACAAATAGAAGGTAGGAGTGCGGCAGAAGTTAAGGCAGATTTAGATTTAGAACCCGCCGACATTATAACTGCGTCACTTGGCGCAGCATTAACAGTAGTGACTCTTGCGACCAGCGTAAGTGGTTTTACTTCGGGTGCTTATACAATTGCTCCTATGGCGAATGTTGTAAAAGATGTGACAAGTGCATGGGATACTTCTAATTATTATTTCACGGCTCCTTCTGCTGGCATATACCAAATAGAATGGTCGGCTTCAATAAGATACATTACAACATCCCATGCGTGTGTTACCCGTATTCAAAAAGACACTGGAAGTGGTTTCGCTTTGCTTGCTGGCGGAACTACCGCGCATGATAGTGGTGCGATAAGTAATGGCACATGGACAGGCGAACTTGCTTCTGGGGATAAAGTAGCCCTATACGTTTTTCACAATGGGGGTTCTGGTAAAAACCTCATAGGGGATAGCGTGGCAGCCAATTTCACCCATATGGGTATTAGGATGGTGGGAACATGACGAAAACACTTGCAGAAGTATTGGTTGAAAATTACCCCGATTATGTCCCGTGGTGGCATGGGTGTGTTCAAGATGATGGTAACGGCCCTTACTTTCGCAGAGACATATGGCCTACGGGTGAACTTGGCCCAGCACCAACAGATGCACAACTTACGGAGTGGATGAATGAATGAGCAAAAGACAAGGAAAAATAGTATATCAACCGCCTGAAAAGTCCTTTACACAGGTGAACATTGAAGAGACACCGCATGGCTACAAGATATACAGGCCGGGGGCTGACAGACCATTTACCGTGATTCCGTTAAGTGCCGTGAAACAAATCCTGTATGATAGAGAAGGTGAAAAAAGATGATGAGTGAAATTGAGATTTGGCTACCCGTTGCTGCTTTAGTTGCGGCTTTTGGAGTATGGGCTTACAAGAGGTATCAGGTCATTATGGCAGACGGAAAGGTCAGCCTTGATGAAATTATTGATGCTGTAACAGAAGGCACAGACAAGGTAGAAGAGATTCAAGAAGCCGTTGAGGATGCTAAGGACGGAGAGTAATGACCTATTATTGCTCGGTGGCCGACGTTGGCTCTCGTCTTGGGTTAGATAGCGCACAAAGAACTCGCGCTACCAGCCGTATTACCTCTGCTATCCGCAGGGCTACCATAGACATTGACCAGACCTACCGAGATTACGGTCGTGACACTCCCGCAAAAAGCATCAAATCAACCACGCTGAACGGCTCCGTTTCTGCTGGTGCTACCAGCATTACCCTCGCAAGCGGAACGGGCTTTAGCAACGCTGGAAACGGCAATATAGACGGTGATTCATTCGCATGGACTGGTAAGTCCACTAACGACCTCACAGGATGCACAGGTATCTCCTTCGACCACGCTACCGGCGTGACCGTCGAAGAAGGTGAGGAAGCACACATATTACGTGAGGTTTGCGCTGACTTAGCAGCCTCTTACTACTACGAGGATGAATCCACCTTCCAAACACAATCGGTCGAAGGTGGGATGCGCGGCACTATGTTGAAAGACCGTGGCAACATGAGCCTTCGACGCCTCGCTCACCTCGGTTCTGTTGACTGAGGTGATTATATGATTGATTTCAAGATACCACCAATCGGTCGTGAAGTTAGAAAGTATATGGATAAGTTTGGCGATAAAGCCGTTGATGAAATAGTCAAGGTTATGAAAAAAGCCGGTCAAGATGAAGTCCGTAATACTCGTAATCGTTTGTTCAGTCGAAGCACAACAAGCGGAGACATATATCAAAAAGTAGGCTCAGAAGTAACTTTCGCAATCAATCCCGCTGGCCCAAAACAAATCCCAATTCTTCGTTTTGGTGCTGGTGATGACTTTCAAGGTGTTATAGGAGAAACTGGCAAACAAAATATCAACATTGCGGGTATTCTTGCTTTTGGTAAGCCTAAAGGAAGCCCACAAAGCAACAAGAAGTTCGCGTTTTACAAAAAATTAGGAGCAAAGATTTTCTTACCGGAAGGTTATTCAAGTCCTGCAAAAGAACCTGAACCAGCATTTCTTGATAAGGCAGAAGAAAACTTACAAAAGAAAATAGAAGAAAAAGTGCCAGAGGCACTTCGTAAGGCATTTGGGGAGGTGAGTTTCTGACAATCGCAACCAAGACGCAGTATTGGACGAGCCGTATCAACGGAACGGACCCCGAAGCAGCCACAGGAACCTTCAACGATTCTTGGACCGAGAGTGGTTCAGGAGGCTCTGCTGTTGGGGATTATTGGGTCATCACCAGTAATGGAACATGGTCCCGTGTGCCGAGCAGCACAGCATATACGATGGTCGCATCGTTTGAGTTCTCAGATGCAGCGGAGATTCCCGCTAACGGCACAGTCCTTATGCGGCTGGACAACGGCGTAAAGCGCGTAGAAGTGCGCTCAAAAGGTAATGCTAACACATTAGACCTCGTAGGTGCTACCACAGCCACAACTCCCGACCTTGACCTCTCACTGGCTGAGGACAACCCTGTCCCGGTCATACTACGTCTTACGATGGATGCAAGCGGCAACGCCCGACTATACATGCACGAGATTATCGAAGACGACGATGCAGTCACTCATTACCTGTCCGTCACAGGTTCATCATCCTCGTCAAAGGAGGTCAGGTGGGGTAACTCCGACGGCACAGTGAAATGGGCGACACTTTACTTCTCCAACGCGGGTTCTTTCGGACCTGACGAACTGATGCCATCCGACTTTGCACAGGACGCGCTGGTTCGTATGGGTCTTGGTGTGGTGCAGCAGTTGAAGGACAGTAACAGGTTATTCCTCAAAACACAGGTGGACGAATCCGCTATTCTGTATGGGTTTGACTTATCCTCGGAGATGCTAAACAGGTTACAGCCGCCCACGGTGCATGTGCTTATCCGCGACCTAAACTCGCCTGAGTTTGAGTCGCTTGGCGGCGCAAAGATTACTCAGAATTACAATGTGTTGTTGTTTGTGACCACCCGTGGCACAAACTATGAGAATGCTTACAGGTTGGGCTTGAATATCATGGGGGAGTGCTTCGATGAACTATACACCAATACTGGACTGCAAGGCACAACCGATAGTATTATTTCATACAATGCCGAGTTTGACCCACGCATGGACAACGATGATTTCATTTGCGTCCATCGAATGGAACTCACATACATGCGTAGAATTGACATGCGGCATCGCTGATATGTGCGAACCCTTAAGAATCAATCATAGGATAAACGGAACACCGTTAGAGGTGTAACACATGGTTGAGTTCCTAAACCGGTATGTATCTATCGAAAAAGAAAGCACTTACGGCACAGAGCCAAGCGGCACTCCTGTCTACGGAGAAGTGGACGACGAGTCCATTCAGCACAACTTTGAACTCATGACCCGCGAGGACATGAGCCGACCTATCAGTGCAAAGTCCGTTACTGGAACCGAGTATTCCGAAGGCGACATTAACCTCGCCTTGCAGGTTGATGATTTCGTCGGTCTTATGTTTTACTCCTTCTTCCCTCAAGACACAACCAGTAACCCCTCTGGTAGTATTTACAAGCATATTTTAACAGAGCCTTCTCTTACCAGTGCATCTGCTGGCGTTTATCCTTCTTGGACTGTTCGTGTTGGGCGTGAAGAGAAGGAACACACCTTTACTGGTATGATGACTAACACACTAAGCGTCAGTGCTTCGGTTGGAGAATACGCTACAATGAGTGTTGGGTTTGTTGGAAAAGCAGAATCCGCAACCGCCGCTCTCGCTACTCCTACATTCGACGGTGCTGCTCTCGATGCACTATACTTCGCTAACGGAGTAGTTAATTTCGATGATGGTGCTTCCGGCGCACCCGCAGCATCAGCGACAGTTAAGTCCTTTAGTTTTGATATTAACCTAAACCGTGATACAGATAACGCATACGGTATTGGTTCAAGCACTTACGGACGCGCACCACCCGCACAACGCCGTGAAGTGACTGGAACTCTTGAGTTCAATAAGGTAATTTACACAAGTTCTGTTGACGAACCTACTTATGATGGTTTGATTGCTGCTGATGGTCTTGAATACAATGATGGGGCAGCACCAGTTCTTATACTTGAATTAAAAGACGAAGCAGCAGCAGATTTCATCAAGATTCAGTTTGAAAAGATACGGTTTGAGGCCCCCGAAGCATCAGTAAGCGGTCGTGACACTAACACAATGACTGTGAACTTCGTTGCTTTGTATGATGATGACCGAGGTTGTATGACCGTAACGGCACAAGGAACTTCACTTGCCTCTGCCCAATACGACGCTTGAGGTGATTAAATGGACGATTATGTCGCGCTCGCAGAATCCCTCGGCTATGAAGTCGATGAGGTTTCTAAGGAAATCCTATTAGCGCAACACTCCAAGAGTCAGGCACTCAAGTATATGCGTCGCTTGCCTAAGAAGGTAGCAAAGCCTAAGAAGGCTGCTCCTAAGAAGGCTGCAAAGAAGGAGAGTGAAGAATAATGGCGGTCGGTGACGGTGGCATTAAAATTGTCGATAAGACAAAGATTACTGTCGCAGAGTTGAAGACCACAATGGCCGCTCTTGCCGCAGACCTACAAACCCTCCTTCGTGGTAGCACATTTGCTAACAACGATATTATTTATCAGATTATGTATGAGAGAAACAAGAACAGTAACGACGTTACTGTGTATGTGGTATTTGAAGACCAGTAGTGATTAGAAGGCCGTAGGCCGTAGTGAAGAAGAAAGTGAAGAAATATGCCCGTATTGAAGAAAGAAATCGAATTAGAAGATGGCCGTAAGGTTTGGGTTCGCCAAGCCTCCGGTATGCAGAAGTTGAAGATTGAGGCTATCCAAGCCCGTATCTTCCGAAAGTTCAGACACTTCGGTCAGAACCCTGCTGAATGGACAGAGGAACAGAACATTGAGTTCTCAGACGTTCTTGACGAGGCTGGTGGTGGAATGGAAGCACAGATTGAGGCTTGGGTTCCGTCGTGCGTTCTCGATGACGATTTAGACATTGATACGCTTACTACGACAGAATTGATGACACTACTATCGTTTGTTCGCGGAGATGACCCGGAGGGTGCAATCCCTTTGGTCAATTCTTCGGAGTAGGCCCGGCATTGTGCATGGCTTTCAAGGGAACTACCCCCTCCGAACTATACGAACGATACGACTGCGAAGGCGGCCATCAGCGTCTTGAATTAGACCTGATTATCGCCGCTGAAATAAACGACAGGATTGCTGAGGCAACTAAGGACAATAAGGATGGAAAGAGTATGGTGGCTCGTCGCAATCAAAAACGCGAGCAGCGACAACTCTTAAACAACAACGCAGACATGCTCAAAGCGTTGAGAGATGCGAATGTCCCGATTGTGGGCAGTAATGATAGCGGGGATGCAGAATGATTGAACTGTTTTCCCTAATACCGTCATGGGTTATCGTCGTCCTCTTCGCGGTGACGACCATCGTTGGTCGTGCTGGTGCATCCAAGATTTTCTTCGATGTGGTTGGGACTTTCCAATCACAACGTCTTATCATGGATGCTGATGCTGCGTTCACAACTTTCCAAGCATTGGGTATGGATGCCTTTTCTGGGATAGAAGAAGCGGCGTTGCTTGTGCATGAACAGATACAAGAAATAGTTGATGCTACTGTTCCTCTATCGCGTGAAATTGCTGAGGCGCGTATTGAGTTCGATAAGTTTATCAGTGATGCAAATCGCGCTGACTTAGGCGGACAGATAAAAGACATCGGTATTCAGTTCGGATTTACTGGCGACCAAGCCCTTAGAGCCGGTGCTAAGATGGCACAACTATCCACAATTCTTGGAGAAGATTCGGTTCCCGCTGCCACGGAAATGAGCCTTGCTTTCGGTATGATTGGTGAGATGGAAGCCGAACACGCCATGCAGCGAATGATTAACTTGCATCAACAGACAGGTTTCATGCTGCGTGGAACTACACAAGCGCAGTTCGATTTGATGGATGCCGAAGAAAAGGCGCATCAGATTCGCATTGCTACCATAGCCACCCTCAACGAACTGAACTCAGTTGAAGACCATTCGGCAGCAAACATGGAGAGAATCACTTTCGTCATGAACCAGTTCGCAGCGCAAGCGCATTTGACTGGTGAATCAATCGCTGAGATGGCTGCAATGTCAGCAGTTCTTATTGAGGCCGGTGAAGAACAAGGTAAGGCTGGTCGTGCGCTGCGTATGATTTACGCCCGTCTTGGCGCAGACACAAACGGGGCTGCAACGGAATTAGAATCGTTGGGTGTAGCAGTAAAGAAAGCAGACGGCACTATGCGTCCTCTTAATGATATTCTCGTTGATTTAGATGAAGCAACAAAAAATGT